AAAGAAACCTTTATCAGTCATTTCTTTTTTGTTAGCGAATAAAAAGAGGCTACGTGCTAAGTCACTACCTTGAAATTCAAGAAATGATTCTGCATAGTAGACTCGTCCACGATAGTCGCAAGATACTTCTTGATAAAAAGTTCTATTACCGACTAGCTGTGCCTTCTTTATTACTTGACTGTACTCAAAGTATTTACTTATCAGTCGCTGTAGCTTAGGGTCTTTTTTACCAAAGAACTTTGTACCATCTATATGATTAAGTTTCTTAGGTAAGTGTAGGTTTTCATGGTGGATATTATATTTGTATATCTCACCATCAGCATCTACTAGTTCAAGTATTTCGGTAGGATGATTCTCTTCCATAGCCTTTAACAGAGGTAGGTTTAACGACCAAGGTTGTTGGCGTAATGTTTCCATACTTCTAATAAAAGGTTTACTTAAATACTCATGAAATAGTTTGCTGTTAGTCCATCCTTTAATGAATGGTTCTTTAGTAAGGTTGCTGTATAGCCCAGCAATAGGTAGCAGAGGTTCAAATGAAGTACCGATAAGCGTAGGCTTAACGTCATCTGTTTGATTAACAATACGCACCATGTAAGGGGCTTTACGGCCTTCATACTCTCTAAAGATATCTATTAGACCGTCTTGTAAGAACGTTTCAAGGAGAATATCTCCCAGAGAGAGGGTGGATTTGATGTTGTGTTCATCAATGCCAATAGCCCTTGCAATTCTTTTCCCGATAAGATCAGATGCGAAGGTGAGTTTAACTGAAGCACTGTGCGTAGCATTCTTGTTACGTATGCAGTATCGCAGTAGTGTGTCCCATGATTCATTAATAAATCTTTCAAGATCATATTCCCATGTGGGGTGATGTGCAAGGAGACGCGCACCCTCATTAAAGATCTTGTCTGAATTAATTACTACCTTGGATACACGTTCAGAAAGATATTGGAGTGGATTCATTATTCGAAGTCTACAAATGAAGTTTGTTTAAGACGTCCAGTGATTGTGTCATACGATGTATTACCGCAGTCACCAGTACGACCAGTAAATCGAGACTTTAGAACTCGAAGTCTGATAGTGTTACGGAGAGTTTCCGAGTCAGCTACCATGTTGCGACAGAAAGCAATGATGTCAAAGCTAATCTGCTTAATAGAGCCTGAGCCTTTGATGTCATCTATAGAAGGCATATGACCTTCTTCAAAGGGTTTCTCACCTTTGCGTAAATGAGATACAACACCAAGCCAGATGTTGTGTTTTTTAGTGATCTTAAGTAAGTCAGACATGAAAGAATCAACTGCTTCATTACCTGTTTTACCTTTAGCACCTTCAGATACAGCAATAGTAATGTGATCAAGGATAATATACTTACAACCCATAAGGGCTAAGTGTTCTAATTTATCAATGAGTGACTCATCACTAACAGAACCTTGGTGATCTAACAGCACTAAGCGTTCATCACCAAAGATAGTTTTAAAGGCTGTATACTGTTCTTCCTCGGTAACATTATCTGTCTTAAGATTTTTCTTAAGCTGCATACCAATAAACTTTTCTGCTGTATCACCAACAGACTCTTCAAGAGAGACCATACCAACCATGTCAGTTGTTTTGTCAAGAATCTCCATTACAATTTCTTTAATAACAGTTGATTTACCTGAGCCAGTACCTGATGTGAACAAAACAATCTCACCCAGACGCATACCATAGAGTTTTTCATTGAGTGTCTTGAGACATTCAGGATAAGCTAATGATACAGTGTTTTGTTTGAGCTTGAATTGTTCCCATACAGCTTCACCTTTAACAACGTCAGAGGGGCTATATGATCTTGCATCAAAGATACAGCTCATTAGTGTAGCACTACCTTGTTTGATTAGTACGTCACAAGGATCTTTCTCAGGTAGACTAGCTACCTTTACTTTATCGTAGCCAATTATCTTAGCCGCTTGTTGAGTAGCCTTTTGTCCTGCCTCATCTGAGTCAAACATAAGAACTACTTCATCAAAGTTTCTTAACCATTCACGTTGTTCAAGGATTAACGCGGTTGCTGATGCCGAGGGAATGGCCACGGAGGGGTAGTATCGTTGATACTTGTCATATTGCGCTTGCGCCACAGCGAGGGCATCGAGTTCACCTTCACAGATAATGATCCTCTTTCCTCCAGTAACCGTTGCTTGACCAAAGAACTGGATGTCTTTAAAGTTGCCATGGATGACAAATGTTTTAGGTAACTTTCTCTCTTTGTATGCCACGACCACTCCATCCTTAGTGTAAGGATAAAAATGGCTAGCAATAGTACCGTCCTCTGCGTACGATACTTTAACTCCATAGTGAGCTGCTGTAGCCTTTGTAATACCACGTTCTTTAAATCCACGAGTGTCATATTCTTTAATTTCCTCTAGTGTGTGCATTGAGTAGTTCTCTTTGTGATATTCAGTTGGTTTGTGGTTAGGGTTAATAGGTGAGGATTTTTGGCAACTAAAACAGAAACCAAATTCATCATCCTCTTTATAGCTAAATGCGTCTGATGACGAACATTTAGGGCATGGTGCATGTATCCATCTAGACATGTTAGCTCCAGTCTCTATCTTCTCTTAGCTCACGAATGAATTTCCTACGTTCTTTTGCTTGCTTTTGTGTTTCCTTTTTCTTTTTGAATTGATCTTTAAACTCATCCTTTAAAGATGGTTCATCATTGGTTAATGGTTTTGGTTTCTTAATCATAAGACTTAGGTTTTAAAAACTTTACTGCGCCTATATTCCCGTTATACCAGACACGTTCTCCAAAAGGAGTTTCATCTCTTGATAGGACTTCACATTCCCATTGCTCTTTAACTTCGCTGTATGTAAGATCTCCTGGACCGATACACCACTTGTAGATAACGAAAGTAAATGAGTCAAATCCGTAGAGTCTAATATCATCAAGTAACTCTTTGCAGGATGAACAGTAGTACTTCCAATCAGATTCTTTCCTTGTGACTTGTCTTCTAGACTTTCCTGTAATTGTTTTTCTTGATACACTTATGAGCTGCTTTCTGCCGATGTATCTTCTTCCTGTTTGGAGGTTGATAATGGCGTAGATGAATCCGAAGGCGTTGTCTGGTCTGTCTGAGAGAGGATACCAGTGTCCGTAGTCTCTGTCCATGTAAGTCTTTCTTTTAGTTCTTCAAAGCTTAAGGGTCGGAGATCATCATTGAACTCTCGAATGTAAATACAGTTAGCGCATTTAACGAAGTTATTGTACCATGTTTCTGGTTGTTTGTCTTTCCAGATCTCAATAACCCTGTCCCACAGTCGGGTATTAGGTGTATCTTTAGTCAGCTTGATAGCTGTCTTTTCACCTATACCACGTAGACCTTGAATGTTATCTGTTGAGTCTCCAGTAAGAACTTGCATCATCAAGAACCTATATGCTTCGGAGTCACTAACATAGTATAGCTTGTGATTCCTAAAGTTATAGTGCCAACCAGTAAGACCATTTAAGTCTTTATCAATATGGCATATGATGTATGTATCTCCATTATCAAGAGCAGTACGAGCATATACACCACATAGATCATCTGCTTCAGCACCGTGTGACGCTATACAAAAGTCTTTGGCATATTCATAGAGCATTTCAATACGCTCTCTAACCTCAGGTTCAATAGTGTCTTTACGAGTACCTTTATATTCAGGGTCTACCTGATATCTAAAGTTATTTTTACCTTTCATAAACACTAGTCCATCCGCTGCACCAGTCTTCTCCATAATATTATCTAGAGCTTCGTCTAGATGTTTCTTACAGAGAGCTGGTGAAGGGGTAGTATAAGCGATCTGATATAGAATACTGTCTACATCAATGATCGCTAAGTCAAAGCAATCTTCTTGTTCAATCATTAATGCACCTCAGCATAATTAGTTCCTACATGAGCACCACCACCCATGCATGTAATACCAAACCATTTAGGAGCCTCTGTAAAGGCTTCAATAGCTAGTTCTTTTACTTCTTGGTCATAGCTTTCAGGCACTACAACAGCTACTTCATCATGGTAATGTAGAGCAAAGTAGTGTGGTATCTTTCTTTCCCACAGTTTGTCTTGTAAATATACAGCAGCTGCTTTACAGGTGATACCCTCAGTAGTCTGTAGTATGTAGTTAAGCACTTGATGTGATGAACTTACAAACACAATACGACCATCAAGACCTCTAACCCAAGCATTGTCAGATCCAAAGGCAGCAGATGTTCTTTCATACTGGCCTATGAGTCTGTCTTTAAGTTCCTTGAGTCCTGGAATTGAGTTCTCAAACTTTCCGATAGCTTCTTGTCCCAGTTTAGTATCTCTCTTTCCCGATAGTATGAGACCAAGTTTACCCGCCCCACCACCAAACAAGAAAGCATAAAGAAAAGGCTTAGCAAGCTTCCTACTAGTACCGAGTGCGTTAGCGTTTCGTTGATGCACGTCTCCATTGATTACCTCATTAGTAAAGTCATCGTTATTGATATAATGGCACAAGCCACGCATTTGGTTACCAGCTGAGTCAGCTCCAACAATGACAGTTCCGCTCTCACACTTAAGAAGAGACCGCATTTCTTTGCCATAAACAGAATCAACGCTAGGTAGATTAGCAACGACTTCGTGACGACATCTAAAGGTAGGAGTGCCAATAGTCCACATGCGACCATGCAAACGATTGTCACCTGACTCTCTAACTTCTTTAATCCATCCCTCAAGAATACCTTTCCTTGCTCGAAGGGTATAGTACTCGCTGATAAGCATAGCCTCTGGACCCAATAGTTCAAGCGAAGATTCAGTGAGCTTAGGGCTTTTGTTAACGAACTTGCCATTTATTTTCTCCACGTTCCATTCATCTGGAACCCATCCTATAGAATAAAGATAGTCTTTGACGACCTCTGTGTTGCCTACTTTGCCTTGTTCAAAAGCGATACGGCAATATGGTCCCTCAATAGGGCGATCTGTACGACCACGTTCTTGTTCAATACTAAAGTGTTTAACAGTTGCTACTGTATAGCATCCATCTTTACGCCATGCTGGTTCTTTAGACTCATCTGGCTTATCTACTTTAATACATCTCATACCGATACGTGGTTCGAGAATCGCCTCGATATGATCCATCTTATTGTTAATCTTCATTAGAAGTGTTTGTGCTTCAGCCATATCAAACATCCATCCTTTGTTTCGGATAGCAGCTTCAATAGCAGCAAAGCGGTTTTCTACTTCTAAACCTTTAGCATACATTGGGAACTTACCAATGATTTTAGTTGCTTCTGCTGTAAGTATCTTGTAGACTTTAACGTTAAGTTCAACGTCTCGTATACAGTATGTTAGCATTTCTTTAGAGTACTTGGTGAAGTCTTCAAAGGTTAATTTAGGAAAGCCTAACTTAGAACCCCAACCTTCAAGACCATGTTTGTGATCTCGTTTGTATTGGTTTGTTTGAGACATTACCCAAGTGTCTATTACCCTTACACTGTCAGGCGGGAACCATCCAGTAAGGTGATCCAGCACTACCAAGTCATAGCCAATAATGTTATGACCAAAGATAATGTCTGCCTTACTAATAAAGTCTAAGCCTTCTTGTAAAGAGGGTAACTCAGTGTCGTAGTCAGAGAATGAGTAAACATTTCCGTTGTCAGCGTCTATAGCTACCATACACCATATAGTGTTAACAGTAGGCATAAACCCGTTTGTTTCAATGTCTACACATAAACGTAGTTTACTCATAACAATAATGCCTGAGCATACATTGTTGTGTAGGGAGCTTCAAGCGCTCTTGCTTCCACTTCACAGGGATCGAAGAAATATTTTTCTTGTTCATCATTTTTATCGTAGTTTAATTTAGGAATACTAAAACCATTTCTGCCAGTTAGAGCTTGGCAAGCATGAACGAATTCATGGCATACTATGTTAGCCATTTTATCCATTGTGTAAGGGTTACCTTCCCAACCATGTAAAAGAGGATCTCTTATTTGTATTAAGATTTTTTTATTATCTTCACTAAATATATGTAACCCACAGGTATCACCTTTAGGGTCATCATACTCAATAAAACATATCTGTATATTTGCTTTATCAACTACTATTTCTACATTAAATCTATTTATGTAGTCATCTAGTATTCTAAAGAATAATAATTTAATTTCTTTTTCATAGTTAGGTACGCAGGATACTTGTACCTTTATAATATTGTACTTACTACTCAGAGACATATTGAAACGATACGTTAGGTGAGCCAAGAGCATTAAGTTCTTTAGCCATCATTGTCATTGTTTCAGCTTGGTCTTCTATAGTTTCTTTAAATTCATTGAGTTTATGTTGTAAGTATAAGTTGTAAAACAAAAATACAAGTAATAAAATATAAGACCACTCAGAAGTCATCTTTAAGTAGCCCTGTGTTTGCTATCCACGCAGAGTCAGCAAGGTTATTTCGACCATCATTTTGGTTTATTCCTACATTGTTAACACGTAGGAAGTCTAATCCAGTAGTATCTTTGTATAAGTATTTATAGACTACTCGTCTAATACCTACTGAATATATAAGTTTAGAACAGTCAATGCAAGGACTAAGGGTACAGTAAAGAGTAGCATCAATAGTACTGCTGTTTGTTCGTGCCACTTTAGCAATTGCTTGAGCTTCTGCATGTAATACAATATTACTTTGAGTATCATTGTTAGTTTTCCTTGG